TTCCAAATACCAGGAATCCTGGTATTTGAAACTTGGCTGAAACACACCTATTCTTTGTTTTTTAAAAGTGCCGTTTTCGGCACATTTAGATTTTTTGCTTTGAAATGCTAATTATACTATTTTCTCAAAAATAAATAGTCTTAATCGAATAATCTGGGTATAATTTTACACGTTATCCCTGTACGTTACTCGACAAGCTTAAAGGAATAGCAAAGCTATTTTACTAAAACCCGTTTACGCCAATGGTCGAGCATCGGTATTGCGGGTTTTTTTATGGAGTCCGCCATGATAATCAACCAAGAATTAAAAGCACTTATCCCCCCACTTGCACCGGATGAATATGCGCAGCTTGAAGCTAACATCTTGAAAGATGGCTGCCGCGACCCCCTCGTTTTATGGGGTGATACCCTGGTAGATGGCCATAACCGTTATGAGATTTGTACTGCCAACAACATTGAGTACAAGACGGTTAATCATAGTTTTGAGTCGTTGAATGAAGTCAAAGAATGGATGATTACCAACCAATTCGGACGGCGTAACCTTAACAATTTTGTTCGGGCTGAGTTGGCTTTGAAACTTAAACCTGTGTTGGCTGAGAAGGCTAAAGTCAACCAATCGTTGTCCGGTGGTGACAAAGTAAGCGATAGAGCGGTTTCACAGAATTCTGTGAAAGCGGTAACTGCTCCAATCGACACCCAAAAAGAAATAGCAAAAGCCGCCCAGGTTTCACACGACACTATTGCAAGAACAGAAAAGATATTAGCCACAGCTACCCCAGAGGTTATTGAGGCGGTGCGTAGCGGGAAAAGCTCAATTAACGAAGCCTACCAAGAGATCAAAAAAACTGAAAAAGCGCAGAAGCTTGAAGAAAAAAAGCAAGAGATTATCGAGCAAACAGCCAAGGCAGTTAAAGACAATAGGCCAGTCGTTTATTTTCAATCATTTACCGATTTTTTGGAGGGTATTGATGATAGAAGCCAATCATTATTGATTACCGATCCGCCGTACTCTACTGATGTCGATGATATCAATGCCTTTGCTAGCGAGTGGGTTTATTTGGCGCTTGATAAAGTTGCAGACAATGGCCGAGCCTATATCTGCATTGGAGCGTACCCGAACGAATTAATGGCGTACCTATCAGTATTATCAAAGCAATCACGATTCATCGTAGATAACCCGATTATTTGGACATACCGCAACACACTGGGCATTACCCCAAAACGAAAATACAACCTCAATTACCAGGTTGTTTTGCACTTATACACTGACACAAGCCCCGATCTTGATACGTCAATCACGAATGAAATGTTCAGTGTCCAAGACATTAACGCACCTGATGGACGTATTGGTGATAGATACCACGCATGGCAAAAGCCAGACGAGTTAGCTAGACGGCTAATTACTCACTCAACCAAAGAAGGAGACACGGTTATTGACCCGTTTTGCTGCACCGGAACGTTCCCATTGATGGCGGCAAAGCTTGGCCGAATTGCGAAGGGCTGCGACATTTCATATGAAAATCTTTCAATTGCTAAATCAAGGGGCTGCAATGTCATTTATTGATGATTTTACTGATGCAAACAGGTCGTTTTCTCCTTTTAGAGCCGAGCTTTTAAAGCACATCAAAGGAGACAAAATAATTGATGTTGAAACAGATGGCGGCACCATTGCATCGCTATTTGATAAATATTCCGGCATTGATGCAATACAAGTTGTAAATGGCCAGCTTAGAACAATAGCGATGCGCGTACAGTGGGGCGTAAATTACCAGTCATTCACGATCCGGTACAAGCGAAAATCAGGTGTTGATACTGAGTATAAAAAAAGGATTGATGCTATTTTTGGGCAAAAAGGATACTTGTTCCCTTATCTTACTGTTCAGTGCTACCTTGATAAGCGACACGGCGCAACCGGAGTATTGAGCTGCGCAATTGTAAAAACAGAAGACCTTTATAAATTTATCAAAGAAAACTTTGATAATCTTCAAAAAAGAAAGTGTCCTGAAGGTAATGAGTTTTTAGTTGTTTATTTTCAGCAATTAATTGAATCCGGTATCAAGTCAATCGTTTTTGGAGACAACCCCACATTCGCCCCAACCTCAAACGCGATGAGAATAGCTAAATAACCAGTGCCTTTTATCTATTGCATAAAAAAAGTAAATTAAGCCTAACTTGTAAAAACAAATAGTAAAAAAAGACTAAAAGCAGTATACTATCCGCAAGTTTTGAAAGATGCGGGCGGGCATTATCAAGCAAAGAATGAAAGACCCATTTTTGACGCTGGCGCTGCCCCGCCTAGTTGGAAGTGGGTTTTTTTTGGAGAAAATAAAGGTGGGCATAGAAACGACGTTAGAAGATAGAGCGAAAACACATGGTGATTTTTCAGGGCATGCAATGATCAGCCAAGCGTTAAAAGACGTTTTGCGTTCAGGAAAATCATGGCCTGAGCTAACCGACGCACAAAAAGAAGCATTAGACATGTCTTGCCACAAAATGGCCAGAATCGTAAACGGCAATCCCCATCACAAAGACCACTGGCATGACTTAGTAGGATATGCAAAGTTGGTTGATGACTTGTTTGATGATGACAAACAGGACGGTAAATTATGAAAAAGGGAGATTGGAATTTTAGTGGCCGAATTAGAAAGATGACTAGCAACCCGACAATGAATCTAATCTTGCGAGAAAGACTTGACATTTATAGCGCTGAACAGAGAGATATTGTCAGCTACATTACCAGTCGCGCAGTGCCACAAATGAAGGAGTTTGATGAGGTAATGATTTTACTACTGGATGAAGTGGTTGAAATGAAAAAAAGAATAGCTGAGCTGGAAGAGTCAGCGTATGGACAACAAAAACAGCAATCAAAAAAGGTAACGCACTAATGATCCCAACGCACCAACTCAAAAAACTCATGAGTGAGATTGACAAAGGCACAAGCAAGGACGACCGCGCTCAAGCTGCTGAACTTGCTCTAACTGCGCAAGCGATTGAAGCGGCAAGAAAGTCTGGGCCAGAAGTTTTGGCGACTGGCGAGTGCCTATTTTGCGAGGCTCACCTGCCGCCAGGCGTGAGATGGTGCGGGGCAGAATGCCGAGACGACTGGCAAAAAGAATACGATAAAGGCATGTAGGTGATGCCATGCACTCTCGACGAGAATACCGCCATCACTTGAAGTCGACAAAATGGAAAAGGATACGCGGTCAGGTAATCGTGAGAGATTCAGGCCGCTGTAGACTTTGCGGCATTGGCGGCCAAGGACTTGAAGTGCATCATCTCACTTACGAACGATTCGGACACGAAAGCCTAAGCGATCTAATCACGCTGTGTCATCAGTGCCACCAAAAGCAACACCAGCACTAACCGGGGACACACTATGTCTAAAAAAGAAGATTTACAACTCGACCTGTTTCCTGAAGACCCAAAAATCAAAGCTCTTGGGATCTCATCATTTAAAATCAAGGAAGTATAACACAGTATTTGAAGCCGCTTAACCCAGCGTACCCAGTCATCGAATTTAACGATAATTGGGAAATTATCGGCGTCGCAGTGGCGCTAAATATCACATTATGTTGACACATAAATAGTTGTTTAGTAATATTTATCTAGAACTCGTTGTCTTTTCCTCTCTAACCCGCTACTCACCTAGCGGGTTTTTTTTGCAAAAATAGTCTTTCGGTGATATAAAATAACCAACATTAGTAATTTTTGACTAAAATTGTATGGCGATAATTGACAGGCTACTTGATGACATCATCAAAAAAGAGGGTGGTTATAGCAACCGCAGGGCAGATAAGGGCGGCCCAACAAATTTCGGCATAACAATAACGACATTTTGTCGCAATATAAAAGACGCAACACTAGAAGATTTAAAAGAAATGTCTGTAGATACTGCAAAATATATCTACAAAAAAGAATATTACTTTCGCCCAAATATCAACAGTTTGCCATTGTCTTTACAGCCAGTTGTTTTTGACATGGCCGTTAACAGTGGACCAGAAAAATCAATTAAGTTGCTGCAAAAAGCTCTTGTCGAACGCGGTTTTGTGGTCGGCGAAATTGATGGGATTATCGGTAAGCGCACTATTTCAGCAGCTGAGCAAGCAGCGTGCGCTGGGCTTATCAATGCAATAGTCGACAAAAGAATTGATTTCTACCATCGCTTATGTGCTAGCAATCCGAGTCAGCGTGAATTTTTAAAGGGCTGGCTGAACAGGGCAGAATCATTCAGGGTGAAACAATAATGCCGACAGCTGATGAATGCCAACGCTTAAGAGACGAACAAACTAATGTCAATCAGCGCCTTGATGCTGCTGTTGTACACATTGAAAAACTAGGCCGCGATCTTGAAGACATTAGATCAAGCATGGATGACATATCCAGCAACCTGCGAAGCATCTCCGAAACAATCGAAAAATTCGGCACAACCGTTCTTGCCTGGGTGCCAATCGCTTTTAAGTACATAAGCTTTGGCTTAGCATCTCTCGTTTTACTCGCAATTTTCAAAGATCAAATCCCCGATTTAGTCCGTTTGTGGTTGT